CCCCTTCGGCTTATGCCAGAGAGAAGGAATCAAGGTCGATCCGAAGTGGACGCCTTCCGATGCATGGAATGCCTTGGAAGGAAAAGGATACTCCGCCAAGGACACGTATAAAGAGCTGAAAGAGACCGGCAAAGTGTCTCCGAAGGCTCCGAAGAAGACGCCAGCCGAAATCAAAAAGATGGGGAAGACCGTTTCCGACCTGAAGAAGGCGATGAAGAAGCGGGACAAACTGGAAAAAGATAGTGCGGCTGCGAACAGCAAGCTTTCAGAGGCGATCAGGTCCAAAGAGAGGTACGAGTCCGCGTCGGCAAAGTATAAGAAGCTGGCTGACGATCTGGTCGAGAAGTACGGCTCAGAAGAAAACATCCCGTCCAAAAGAGAGGGAGAATACGGATATCCGCCTTATGCAAGCTATCAGTTGTATCGAGACAACGAGAGAAGCTATGCCAAGGACGCTGAGGACATCGAAAAGACGATTCCGGAGCTGACAAAGAAGAAAGAGGACCTTGACCAGCAGCTTTCTGACTATCCGAGCAAAGACGAACACAAGAAGCAGTATGACCAGGCGGTGGACGAGCTTCTGTCGAATTCGCCGTACACCAAAAGAGTACGAGACTTCCGCGCGATCGAAGAAGAGTCCGAAGACACCAGAAATATCCTCGCAGAAGCGCAGCGCAAAGTGGAACAGACCAAGAGCCATATTGAGTTCTATGAGCGGATGGCAAGGGTTGCCAGAAGTAAGGGTGACGAGGAAACTGCAAAATTCTACGAGGGCAACGGTCTGGCAACGAACAAGAAACTTCTCGCTGCGAACGAGTCGTATGTCGCCCTGTTCTCCAAACAAGTAGCAGAATACGACCGGCGCATGAACGAAGCGAAGGGCGACGCGGCGGATAAGGACTGGAAGCAGATCTATGAGCTTTCTGTGGACAGAGATACCGTGCAGGACGGACCATATACCGAATTCAAGAGAATGGCCGACTCTCTGACAAAGGGAAAGGTTAAGTATCTGAATCCGGTCAAGTACGTCAATACACCCGCAGACGAAAAAATCATCAAAGACCTTTGCGGAGCAGACAAAACATCTGGCTCCTGCGCATCTCTGGCGTTTGCATATTTTGCGAACAAATCTGGATACAAGGTCCTTGATTTTCGCGGCGGAGCGTCCAGACGCTTCTTCTCGTGGAATTGCGGAGATGTCCTCCGGAAGCTTGGAGGTTCGGTCACGCATGACAGCGACGGCTTCAAAATTGCGAATGACCATCTTTCCAAAGTAGAAGAAGGCAAGGAGTACTACTTCGCAGCGGGAAAGCACGCGGCGGTCGTGAGAAAGAAAAACGGCAAGTTGGAGTTTCTTGAACTGCAGGACAGAGACGGCGGATGGAGCGAGCTTAATGACAGCGTTCTGAAAAGCCGGTTCAAGGTCAAGAGGACCAGCAGACGTGACAGTGAATATTCCTATCTGATCGAAGGCGGAAAGATTTCCGAAAGCCAAGAGATGATCTCCCTGATGGGATACATCAATACGGCATCGGATAAGCAGAAGAAGGGTGCAGGGGGCGGTATCAAGTGAAACGGATCTACAAAGAGAACAAAGATGACAAGGTTTGGTGGCTGGACGATCCCAAATCCGTTGGAGAGTTCATCTTCACGCTGGACAAAAAGGCTTTCTTCAATCTGTTTGCCGACTATCCGGACAAACTGTCTGTCAAGGACTGGATCACCTTCTGCGACGAGAACGAGTACTGGATGAAGTTCTTCAAAGACAGAAATGAGGAATACATCATGAAGCATGTCGACGAGATTGAAAAGCTTGGTCGGGAAGACCTGATCAAAAAGATCGCGGCTATGCAGTAAGGGATGGCCGAATGAACATTCTTTGCTTGCTTGGGTTCCACAAGCCGATGCGGTTCACGACATATCAGATTCGCGGGAAGCGATATCGAGTATGCTGGCGCTGCAGAAAGCTTCTGGATGAGATAAAGCAATGATAACTATGCCCGGTGGCGGAAAAGGTAAACGCAAGAGCTTCAGGGGAGAGTCTGCTATGGTAACCCACCTGCACAGAGGACATGTTGACCATCGCTGGAAAAAAGGATGGCGGCAGGCATAGCTTGTAGGGTGCAACTCCCTACCCGGGTAATCAGAATAAACAATGGACGTCACTGAGTAGTGGCGTCTTTTTTGCATCTTGGAGGAACGAATATAATGCCGAGGAAAAAAACCGAGACCGCACCGGTTGCTGAGGCAAAAAAGAAAAAACCGAGTACGGCGAGCAAAACTACAAGATCCAGAGAAAGCAAGGAGAAGACCACAGCGCCAAAGAAGACGACTGCCCAGAAGAAGCCGAGGACCAAAAAGGATCAGGCTCCCAAGGAGCAGAAAATTGAGGTCGTCGAGGCCGAAGTTGTGCAGGAAAAAGCGCCAAAGAAAAAGGGCGTGGGAGGAAATAACAATTTGGTTCCATTTTCGGAACGAAGCAAGGACGAAGCAAGGGAAGCCGGGAGAAAAGGTGGTATTGCATCAGGAGAATCAAGGAGACATAAAAAAAGCCTCCGAGAGTTTGGGAGAGACTTCCTGATGCAGACGACATCGCCGGTCTTTCAAAGCCTGATGGAGACCCATCAGGTAGAAGAAGACGACATGACCAATGCAGCGGCTCTGTTCGTGAGGCTGTTCAACAAGGCGATGAGTACCGGTGACATGAATGCCGCGCGGCAGGTTGTCGAGTGGGCCGGGATGGCTCCGCTTCAGGAGATGAGGGAAAACGAGGCGGTCGCGAGAATGTCACAGGTGATCCAGCTTGCTCAGGGAACCGAAGATGAGAATACCAGCACGGAAGAGGACGTGGTTTTCTACATTCCGGAGAACGGGAGAGAGATTATTACAGACGATGACATAGTCGAAATCGATGGTGAGTCTTAATCACCTGTTCTGCAAGAGAGAAGGTGATTAAAGAAATGCCGAAAATTATAAAGCCGCAGAAAGGCCCGCAGGAGGCATTTCTTTAGCTTTCGAGTCCGGCAGATATCGTGATCTTCGGAGGCAGCGCGGGCTGCGGAAAGACCTTTGCCGAGCTGATGGACCCGATCCGATATAAGAACATCAAGGGTTTCGGCTGCACCATATTCCGTAAGAACGCTAACCAGATCACCCAGCAGGGCGGACTTTGGGATGAGAGCTTGGAACTGTATGCACAGATCAAGGGGGCCGTTCCGAGAATCACCGAAAGACAATGGCTGTTCAAAGACAAGAAGGGCAACGTTGTTTCGAAGATTTCGTTCAAGCACTTAGAGAGAGACGCAGATGTACACGCTTTTCAGGGCGGTCAGATCTGCGCCATTTTTTATGATGAGCTGACGCATTTCAGCGAGTATATCTTTTTCTACATGCTGTCCCGTAACAGGTCGTCCTGCGGTGTGAGACCATATATCCGGGCTACATGCAACCCAGATCCGGACAGTTGGGTACGTAAGTTTATCGACTGGTGGATTGGCGAAGATGGATTCCCGATCAAAGAACGGTCCGGCGTCATCCGGTATATTGTCCGAATCAGCGGAGAAATCAACTGGGGGGACAGCAGAGAAGAACTGTGGGAGAGGTTCAGCCTCGTCACGAAGAAAGACAGGGAAAAGGTAAAGTCGGTTACGTTTATCCCAGCCCTGCTGGAAGATAACCCTGCTTTGATGAGGAAAGACCCCGGGTACCGTGCCAACTTGGAAAACCTTCCGGAAGTCGAAAGAATGCAGCTGCTTTACGGAAACTGGAATGTCCGAAAGTCGGCTGGTACCTTCTTTAAGCGTTCGCAGGTTTCCATGATAGACGAGAACGTGATCTTGCCGAAAGACATTGTCACGGTATGCAGGGCATGGGACCTTGCGGCTACAGCAGAGGCGCAGGGAACTGACCCGGACTATACTGCCGGTATCCTGATGGCACGATTAACGGACGGGAAAAACGTTGTTCTGGATGTGATTAATCAAAGAGTCCCAGCAGGCGAGGTGGAGAAACTGATCTACAACACAACTGTTGCGGATGCGCAGAAATACGGCTTTGCCTACCGCGTCCGAATTCCGCAGGACCCGGGAGCAGCGGGAAAGATTGTGGCGGATTCCTATGTAAAGAAACTCTCCGGTTACTCTGTTATTGTGGAAAAAGTCACCGGAAGCAAGGAAAACCGGGCTACACCGTTTGCGGCGCAGTGGCAGAACGGAAACGTGATTGTTGTTGCGGCTCCATGGAACGACCTATATTTCAGACAGCTTGAAGCATTCCCAGAAGGAAAGCACGATGATATGGTGGACGGAAGTTCGGATTCGTTCAACGAGCTGAGCAAACCCGTATTCAATCCGAGATCCCTGATTTAATTGGTAGAAGGTTGGTGTCATATATGGCCGACAAAGAAGTAGTAAGAAAATATAAGCTGAGGCGTGACGCCAGACTCGGTTTCCGCACGATCCAGCACTTTGACAGCGTGCAGGAGTACCGCAGGCGGAGAGCCGAGCGCCTTGCTGCAAGACTGGACGCGGACGATGACGAGAACGTAGGCGGTACGGCAAAGCGCGGCGGTGGTCACGGGAACACCAAGATCCCTTTCGGGCTGTGCCAGCGTGAAGGAATCCAAGTCGGGAAAGACTGGACTCCGGAGGACGCGTGGAAAGCTCTGGAGGGTAAGGGGTATTCTGCAGGCGAGGCGTACAAGGAACTGAAAGAGACCGGTAAGGTATCCAAGAAGGAAAGCGGAGGAACAACGGAGACCGGTACAAAGGCAAGCCCCGGGAAGAAAGACTATTCCGCGATGGACTACGACACGCTTGCCAAAGAGTACGAGGACCACATCCGCCACTACAAAGAGACAGAAGAGAAGTACAGAAATAAAGACAAAAGCATTAAATCCATCAAGGCTATGGCTGGCCGCGTGAAGGACATGAAAGCACGAGGAGACTATCACGGGGAGTCCTACGAGGAGCTTGAAAAGGGCGAGAGCGTAGACCCAAGCAGCCTTGACGGTGAGGCCTTTCTGAAATACTACTCACAGCACTTTGCGAAAAAGGCTATGGATCTGTTCGGGCACGACGTTTTTTCGAAGAGTGATGATGAAATCGACAAGATGGCGGCATCACAGGTGGAAGAGCTTTCCAACCTCAATTTTGGCGAACTGAATGAAGAGCGCAGCGCAATCCAAAAGGCGATGTCAGAAAAAGCCAGAGAAAAATACCAGAACGTCGGTGACTGTGATACGCCAATGGCTTTGGAAGCAAGACTGCGTGGCGATGACTTCTTTGTGGCCGGTGACTGGACGTCTTCGGCTATGGCTTATCATACTCTTGATCCCATTACTGTGAAGGGTGTGGGGCGTGCGTTTGATATCATCAAAGAAAAGTTTCCAGAGATGAAGGGAATGCTGCAACCTATGCTGGTGGATGACAGCGTGGCAGGCAACGCCTATGCGCACTGTGAGATCTCGTCATTCAGTCCGGCGCAAGTCGTTTTGAGCAAGGACCGCTTTGGAGATGGAAGCAAAATGCTGGAGTCACTGAAAAGCGATGTGAAGAACAAGTTCCATCCGAGGGGAACAGCCAGCTTTGAGGCTGTTGTAACGCACGAATATACTCATGCAATTGATGACTGCCTGTCGAAAAAGTACAAAGACGAACTTGGCGGGAAAACGTTCTGCATGTATGTGTTGGACAGGCTGAAGGAAAACCATCCGATGGAAGACAAGACTGGGCTGATGCGCAAGGTAAGCGCATACGCGGTTAATAACAATTCACCACAGGGCATGGAATTCCTTGCAGAGGCAATTTCGGAGTATTGCTGCGCAAAGAAGCCGAGACCTATTGCAATGGAAGTCGGGCAGATCGTGACGGAGTTCATGAAAAACCCAAAGAGCGCCCTTGAGCAGAGAAAGTCGAAGTCAAGTTGGGCACCACCGGATGATGACGATGAAGAAGTCCCGCTGTTTTAATATAAGAAATCAAAAAAGTGGCTGGTCTGAGGATCAGCCTCTTTTTGTCGTTATACGGGAGGAATGACCGATGGAAGAATTTGCGGTTACCTTATTCAGAAAACGAAGAGAAGAAAGACTGGCCGCACGCGGTATCAGAATCAGAAAGAAGCAATACCGAAAAAACAAGGACCTGAGGAAACTGGATAAGCAAGCTACGATTCCGGCTTTTCGCAATGACGCTCCGGATGACGAAGAACAGCAGAATAATCAGAGACGTCCTTCCGGTGGCGGACATGGTAACACAAAGCTTCCGTTCGGATTGTGCCAGAAGTACGGAATCGAGATCGGTACCGACTGGACCCCAAAGGATGCATGGGATGCTTTGGCCGGTAAGGGGGTTACGCCTGAAGAAATCTATCGCAAACTGAGAACCGGCGAAGAGATCGGTCCGGACATCAAGACAGAGCCTCCGAAGAAGGACCCAGTGAAGACCGTTGAAGGCTCAGGAGGCAAGTATTATCTCACGGACCTAAAAGCACGTCAGACCTGGGGATATCGCGGCGAGAGGCCTTGGGCTCTGGAAGGAACGCCGGAATGGCATGATGAAGTCCCGGAAGGTGAGAGACACGGATACCGGTCATCATGGCTTGGCAGGTTTGCGACTCTGACCGACATGTACCATTTCCTGAAACGGAAGGGCGTTGAAGAGTTTATGGACCCCGAGACGGGTGAGATTGTGAATCCTGCCGAGATGGAACTGCCGACTATGCTCTATTCTGACGGAGAACGCGGCTACTCTGCCTTGACTATCGGCATGAAGAAAGACCGGTACGCGATTACAGGCACAGACTTTGCCGGTAAGAAGCGATCAGTAGAAGACTTTTACTCTCTGGATGCAGCAAAGCAATGGCTGGAACATCACGGAATTTCAGAGGATGATGTCAAACTGTCTCCGGCGCTGAAAAAGAGAGAGACTGACCGTCTGAGTTGGCTGACTTCCGATCAGAAGGAATATATGGAGGTGGACGGTACCAGATACGGCGACCTGAGGATGCAGAAGGAACGCTACGGCGGGTGGTACGAGCTCTTTGGAGAAGATGAGGAAGGTCATCAGAAAAAGCTCACATTCTCTTCCAAAACCGAGCTTCTGAAATATCTGAAGGATCAGGGCGTCGTGAAGGTGCGCGATCAGGATAAGAGTATCGTCAATCCAACCGAACTGGATATTCCGGATGCACTGACGAAAATAGACAACACCTCCTACCAGAGCTTTGAATACAAGCTCCGAGGCGGAGACCTGATACTGTACGGAACGGATCTGGATGGAGAAACACACTCAATTGATTACATGAGGAGTTACGAGACCTTTGAGGCATTCCGTGAAAGAATGGCTGAAAAGGGTGTCGAGTCCGATGACTGGATCAGCGAAAGCGACGAGGTCAAGGAACATATCAAGAGAGTCAAAAAAGAGATGGAAGAACAGGAACGCCGTAGAAAAGAGTTCCCGAGCAAGGCCGTGCCTGTTCTGGGCCGCATGTACATGGAGCCGAGACTTACTTGGAGCGGACCGGGTACGTCTTTGGAACTGAGAGGGTACGACCAATACGGAAGAGACTATCGCATTGCCACACAGAGCAGCATGTCTGACATGATTGATCTGATGGAAAAGAACGGTCTGAATCCGGATGACCTGATTAAAGACAAGGAGCTTCGCGCGGAATACGACCGCATCGACAAGATCCGGAAAGACTTTGATGCTGAGGCGGAGGAATTCGGAGGCTACCGGTATGCGGACATGTCGGTTGCTGAAGACGGCATCGGAGAATACCGGCTGGTCGGATATGAAAGAAGCGGCAAGCTCCGCAGACTCACCTACGGCGGTGACATGTACTCTCTCATCGAACAGATGGAGAGGGGCGGCATCACGGATATAGGCCGATACATCAAAGACGATAAAATACGAAAAGAATTCGATGCCTACAAAAAGCGCATTGCCGAATTTGAGCAGAAGGCGATCGATCTGGACGGATACAGGCTGTCAGACGTCGAGATTGTGGCAGCGGACGATCCCGGAAAGTTTAAGGTCATCGGCTATGACAAGAAGGGCAGCAGGAAAACCATGTCCATGAGCACGGACATGTATTCCACCGTCTCTTATGCCGAGACGAGAGGCCTGAAGCCGGAGGACTATATCAAGAGCGCTGAGGTTCGGAAAGCGTTCGACGAGTACAAGGAAATCCAAAAGAAGTTCGATTCAGAAGCGGTGGCGTTCGGAACAGACAAGTGGATGAATCTCCAGATGGAATACGACAGTGACGGGTGGTACCGCCTGAAAGGCACAGATATCCGAGGCAGGCGCAGGACGGTTGTGGAGTCCAAAAGCGCGTACACCATGGAAGAACGCCTGAAATCTGACGGTATGAAGGACGACTACACCATTGAATCGTTCCCGATGGCTGAATCCATGAAAGAACGGATGAAGATCCTCGCAAAAGCTAAAGACGCGGTTGCAACCGGAGAGTACTACGATATGGGCATCGACGGTCAGGCCTTCAAGTCCATCCATGCGGACAAGCTTGGCGATCGGTGGTCTATCAAGGGAATCGACATTGACGGAACGGAAAAACAGATCATGGAGACGACCGACTGGGACGAGACCGTTGACACTCTGGAAAAGTTCAAGGTTTCAGATTATCAGCTGCTGACGAGGGACGGGACTTTCGGACGACCGACAGACGGCATGCGTCATGTTACTCTGATGAGGGCAACGGACGGATCTTATCGAATCTACGCGGACAGTGATTCGAAAGGTACTCACGCTGAGATGTACTCCACTACAACGGAGGAAGCCGCAAAGCAGTGGCTTCGCGACAACAATGTGGATACCGGAAGTATCAAGACCAGAGGCATGAATCCGAATGATGACGTGCCGAGAGCACACACCCAGCCGTCTTTGAGCAGGTTCGATGTGTACCGCATGGAACGGATCGGAAAGAGCTTCATAGACAACATGAGCGCGGACGAAAAGAACGAGATGGCGGAGATGCTGACCACGGTCTTCCAGCAGGGCGCTTACCGCGTAGCGAGAAGCACATCCAGTTTCGGCGCAATCATCTTGAACGGATACAAGAGCCAGCCTGAGATCGGAAAGGGCGGCTACGGTGCCGCGCATGATCCGGACCTCCGCAGAAGCGCGTCCAAGATCTTCTTCGGTCATGAAGGACTGGATGATGCGGACTACGAGAAGTGCGGATACATTGGCTTTGCGGACGAAAGCGAGGACTGGAATGACTACTCACATCCGGGCTACGGCGGGCACAGTTCCCTGACCTATACCCTCAAGAAAGACCACATGAAGGACCGCACAACTTATACCTACGGTGACTCTCTGAATACGAGGCGTCATCTCGCAAGCGCCGGGTATGCCGGGGACAAGCCGACGATTGAAGGCATGTCCGCCCTTGACAGCGACTATTACGTCAAGAACGCCCTGAATGCCTACAGAAGGTATAAGAACGGGGAGATTGACTATAACGAGATGTTCCAAGACATTCGGAGCGGTGCGAACAACGGGTATATCGAGCTGCAGTTCCACGGTCCAGTGACGGTGGAGGACATCGAGAAGGTGTCGTTCAACAAGAAGAAAGATCTAGAGTCGGCCTTCGGAAAAATGTCAGACTCCCGCAGAAAGAAAGTCATCAGCCTGCTTCGCCAGCACGGTATCCAGATGGTCTACCGGGAGAACAGATACGCGGAATTTCAGGACGCGTGGGAATGGATTAAAACGCAATATCCTGGTGACTTTTCGGACGAAGTGTGATATAATATAAAGGGTGATAAAATTGAAACTGATAGGCAAGATGGACGGAGTTCCCGTCTTTGAAATCGAGGAAGGAAAGTATGTCACCGTCAACCCGGACACCGAGTCCTGCAAGGTCCTGTGGAGCTGGTACGCGGTACTTGGGAGATGGTGCGACACCTTCGAGAAGTGCACAGAGTGCGAGGAAGAGGAAGCGTGCCTGCATCTGATCGAGCGGAACAAGGAAGAGCTCGCGGAGCATCTGAATTCCATCGGGAAGCAGAGCGAGGCGGACGACTTCCGAAAATGGATGGATGCACAGCGCGATTTTTACGAGTGGCTGGAACCGAACCGTGAATACGATTACTTGGTCGGATACACCGACGAAGAAGAGGACGAAGACTGACTTCCTCCTTTTTGTTTCCGTTTCGGATGACAAACAGCACTTATTGAGTGCTACACTGTTTACAGCCTGTTCATGAAAGTGACACTTGGCTGTGATAAAATTGATATGATGGTATAGGTGTAGGTAACGGAAGGAAAGCCACACCACCAAGAAAAACATAACGACCCGGTAACGTTCTTTGGCGTTACCGGGCTTTTTCTCTTTATGTGCAGAAGGGCGAGGCCCTTCCGGAAAGGAGGGCGCAGCGTTGGCAAAGACCACCAAACAGAACAAAGCGCAATTCAATATGGATTTCGCAACCGGCACGGCAAAGATGCTGGAATCGTACACGGGCGTGCAGGCGGTACGCCCGATCACTGACAGAGCATTCCGCAGCGATGGCGGGTACCAGAACGTCTTGACCAAGTACGGCACATCCAGAGACGCAAGCGAGTATTACAACTACGTGGCGGACGCGGATGTCACAGATATGGAGCTTGCGACCTTCTACGAGCAGAACGGACTTTTTGCCAGAGTGATTGATGCCCCGGCAGAAGAGGCCGTGAAGCACGGGTTTGAGATAGCCGATCTGGAAGACGACACCATCAAGGGTTTTTCCGACGAGTGTCTGGATGAACTGGACTGGGAAGAGATGGCGATGCAAAGCCTGAAATGGGCCAGACTGTTTGGCGGCTCCATTGCGGTTCTGCTGATCAATGATGGAAGACGGCTGGATCAACCGGTTAATTGGGACAAAATCGAGTCGATTGACGATATCCGAGTGTTCGACCGGTCCGTGATTTCGCCGGACTATTCGAGCATGTATGAGTATGATAATCTCAAAGGACAGGACCCCTTCCGGACCAGAGGAAGTAGACTCGGGTATCCTGAGTGGTTTCATGTGTCCGGGAGAAACGGATCGTTCACGGTCCACGAGACGCGTTGCCTTATTTTCCAGAACGGTGTGCTCCCTGAGAACACAACGACATCGCAGTACCAGTTCTGGGGTATTCCGGAATATGTACGCATCAGTCGTGCGATCCGGGACGTGGAGGTAGCTCACGGGATGGCACCAAAGATGCTGGACCGGTCTGTACAGGCGATCTACAAGATGGCGAACCTTGCCAACCTCCTGCAAACCGAACAGGGAGAAGACGTTGTACTGAAAAGGCTTCAGATTATCGACATGGCGAAAGGACTTATGAACAGCATGGTCCTTGATGCCAACGGTGAGGACTACGATTTCAAGTCTTTCTCTTACACAGGTGTCTCCGATGTCATCAACACCACCTGCAACTACCTGTCCGCGCTGACGAACATCCCGCAGACCATCCTGTTTGGACGGTCTCCGGCAGGAATGAATGCGACAGGCTCCTCTGATCTGGAGAACTATTACAACTATGTAGAAAGAATCCAGAAGCGAATGCTGCGAAGCAACTTACGGTATCTGCTTTCCGTTATTTTGCAGGCCGGAAAACATACCGGAGAAATCAAGAAGATCCCCAAGATCAAAATCGAATTCAATTCACTCTGGTCCATGACGGAGACCGAGAAAGTGGCTCTGGATCTTCAGAAGGCCCAAGTGGAGAGCGCAAAGGCGCAGACCTTGGCGGCTTATGTGCAGATGCAGGCAATCGACCCTGAGGAAGTACGGCAGAAGCTTGCCGATGAGGGCGAGTTTGATGTGGAATCTCTTCTGGATGATTTCAGCGATGAAGAACTGGAAGAGAACGACCCGAAGAATCAGCAGCAGGAGGGCGGAGATCCGATGGCTGCGATGATGGGCGGAGGCAGCGGAGGTGAGAATCCTCTTGCTGGTATGATGGGAGGCGGCGAACAGCCGCAGGCACCGGAGCAGCCGAAGGAGCAGTCCCCGGCACCAAAGCATGAGAGCCAGAAACCTCCGAAGGGGGAAGAAGCGCTCAAAGAGCAACTGACCAAGAAGACAAGCGGTAATTCCCCGGATGCGGCTCCTGAGGCGACCAAGCTTCCGAAGGATATGGACTTCTCTGATGAAGTGAACAAGGACTCGGAGAACGAAATCTCTGAGGAACAGGAAGCAGCGCCGCAAGACGAGCCGGTGGAGAAGAAGCCGGATAACATCTGGGACAGACTTAAAGTCAAGGAAGTCGAGGAAGAGAAACCGCTTGGCGGTGTCGGTGTGCTGATCATTCAGGGCGACAAAATCCTGACCGGAACCCGTATTGCCGGTGATGCAGGCGGCTACGGCCTGCTGGGTGGTCCAGGTGGTCACATCGAATATATGGAGACACCGGAAGAAGCGGCCTGCCGCGAGACAGAAGAAGAGTTCGGAATCCGTCCGATTGACCTGAAAGAGATTGGGACCATCAGCGACGACGACAACTCGGTGAAGGTCTCTCACATCTTTACAGCGACGATGTACTCCGGAATACCGGAGTGCGACGATGTGGAAATGAGAGAAGCGGTATGGCATGATCTGACGGACCTGACCAATATGCAGGACCGACTGTTCCGGCCTTTTGCTGACAGCCTTAGAATTCTTCTGGAAGAAATCTACCGCGAGGACGCAAAGGGAAATCCGGTCCTGATCACCGCTGAGGAAGCGGTCAAACAGATGTAATAGTTTACACGATCTACTGTACGAAAAACAGTTGACAGTGTACTAATATTAGTGTATAATACGACCAGATTGAGAGGGACAGAATGCTGAGCAAACAAGCAGAGCGACAAGTGGATGAGATGGTCGCGATATCTGAAGAGCTTGGCGCTATCGTTCCGAATCGCGGCTGGACTCCTTATGCAAGAAAGATCCTGCTGAGGCTTCAAGAACTGAGCATTACGCTGTTCGGTTCATCGGAAGTCCGGGAGGACGCAAGCATAGGAGAGATCCTGTCGGCAAAGAAGAATGCGGCCCTACCGGATGACCTGACAGAACAGGAAAAGACGCAGGGCTATTATTTCCGGACGGTGAACGGAAACAACATCAAGTTTAGCTCCGAAACAGGGCTTCCGGTAGACGGACAACCGAAAGCGCTTGGAGCAAGCGATATTCAAGAGATGGTCGAGAACGCTCTGGCGAGCCTTGAGGCCAAACGGGACAAGGGAACATCAGACGATTCCGATCACTCCGGACGCTACAGCAGCTCGTATCCGCTGGAACAGATTTCCGCCGAGGGCGAGAACTTCCCGTGCAAAGGATTCACGGAGAACAATCTCCGAGTCCACAAGGACCAAAGGCATCCGGAACAGTATGCGAATATGACCGACCAAGAGTATGAAGAGCACGCCAAGAAGCTTCTGATGAAGAAGTGCGGCCCGGATATCTGGGGTTATCGCTGTGCAGACGGGAGTGTCTGCAGGTTCAACAGACTGACCGGTGAGTATGCAAAAGGCTATCCCGGAGGGAACATCAAGACGTGTTTCTACCCAACACCGCTGAATGCGGAAGACCCGACAGACATAGATTTGGAGTTTGCGAGGAAGTATTTTATGGCGAGGAAGGAAGAAGAACGGTATGATTGATAGAGAGGACTACTTCAAGCCGCATCTGTGTCCGATCTGCGGAAAGTTTGAGTTTCCGACACGGGGGTCCTATGACGTCTGCGAGGAATGCGGATGGGAAGACGACAGTCTGCAGGAGCTCGATCCCATGTCCGGTGGTGCCAACTGGGAAGGTCTGGAAGGATACAGGGCTCTGTATCAGGCTGGAAAGCACAGACTCCCAGCAGCCGAAAGGCGGGCATGGCTTCTCGAAAACGGGTATTTTCAACCCAAGAATACATAATCAGCTGATCTGCCAGGTGCAGAAACAGTTTCTAAAGACGTTTCGCTGATGCGAGGCGTCTTTTGCTTTGCGTGGAAGGGGTGCGTGATGGACGCTGTAGCTGAATACAGAAAACGCAGGCAGCAGCGGCTCGATGCACGCTTTCGCCACGACGCCCCCGAAGAGGAGGGCAATGAAAACAGTCCAGTTCGCAGCAGCCACAAGGGAGGGGGCCACGGTAACACAAGGCTCCCTTTCGGACTGTGTCAAAGATACGGAATCAAGGTAGATCATACTTGGAGCCCGAGAGATGCGTGGGACGCTCTTGCTGAGAAGGGCATCACACCGGCTTCCGAGTTTGCCAAGAGAAGCGGCGGAGGTTCAACGATCCGGACGAAGACCGGAGCAACCTACCAAAACCTGAAAGCGGATAAACAGAGCGGAGGAAAGTACACCCTGCGCGGAGACTTCACAGACAGAACGTCTACAGGCAGAGAGCTTAAATACAGCAATGCGGCTTTCCACACGTTTTTGAATAAAGAAGAAATGTTCGCCTGTCTCCAAGAACACGGGATCACAAAGTTCAAGGACCCGGATACCGGGGAAACGGTCAACCCGAAGACCATGAAGCTTCCGAAGACTGTGGCTAAGGTTGGCGAGACAAGGTACAAGGATCTCGTA